GTCGATAGAAAAAATTATTTTAGAGTTAAATAGATTTGGAATAATAAGTACTCTAGCCTTATCTGTAAGGAATATTCCAAAACAGGCTGTTTCTTTTATAAACTATTCTGTAGCTGGATATAAAGATGGTATTAATCCTGTTGATTGGGCTCTTGGATTTCCAAAAATGCTATCTACAGAAAATGGTAGAGAGATCTCAGTTAGAATATTGCAGAGTCCTTATCTTAAAGAAAGAATTGGAAAAACTCAAGTAGATCCTTTGTTAAGTAAAGCTATTGATGGGCTAGATAAAAATTCTACATACAATACAATTACAAGTACCCTACAAAAATTAGCTATGTCTCCAATAATAATGGGTGATGCTATTGGTGTAGTTAGTGGAGGTGTTCCTTTTGCTGTAGCTGTTCATAAGCAGAAGATGAGAGAAGGAATGAATTTTGAAGATGCTTGGGACTATACTTATAAAAGGTTTGTTGAAGAATCTAATGAGTCTCAGCAGACATCAGCTGACTATGCTTTAGGAAAAGTAGCTAGAAGTAAATTAGGTAAATTATTTGTTACTTATAAAACAGCTCAGACTTCAGCTATGAATAAAGTATTAGGAGCATATGAAGATACCAGAGATTGGGAAAACTTAAACAACAAACAAAAGAAACAAGCAATAGCTGACGCTATATTTTTTAGTGTAATGTGGTCCATTCCTTTCTTGGCGGTTGGTAATGGAGTTGTAAACGCATTTATTAATGATGAAGGTGATGAAGTTAAAGAAAGAAAATCTGTAGAACTACTTTTAGACGCTATAAATTCCAACTTGCAAGGGCTTGGGTTACCAGGATACGTTGGAAACGTAGCTTATAATATAATAACTGAAAAACCTGCTGAATGGAGTTTACCACCTATTGCTTCCTGGTTTTTAAATACAACAGAAGCATTAAATACTTTAGGTAAAAAAGGTATCAATTTTGATGATTACAGTGATTCTGAAATTAAGAAAATAAAAAAAGCGTTGGGAGCAAAAAACGTTACTGATCTTTATGATAATTTAACTGATGGTCAAAAGAGCGTTTATGACGCAATAATGAATTATCAAGAAGGAAAAGTATATCCAAATAGACTAAGAGATTATATGTTAGGTGTGGACCCTGATGAAGAAAAGATAGTGACACCAATGAAAAGAGGTTATAGAACTAGCAGAACTAGCGGAACTAGCAGAACTAGCGGAACTAACAGAACTAGCAGAACTAACAGAACTAGATAAAATTAAAAGTGACTTTCAGCGTGGCATCTAGAGCATAGCACAACACATTTATCCATTTCTTCTTTAATTTTTTCAATAGACATTCCTCTATTTACACCGTTACTAACTTCAAATGATTTATTATCCTGGTGATGATGGAACTGTAATGCTTGAGTTTTAAATGACTTATGAGTTTTCTTAGAGTACCCACAACCAGAGCATTCCATGCCTGACTTTATCTCTTTTAACCAATCCCTATTAAAATATCTTCGATGTGCTTTAACTGTTTCGTAACATTCTTTACACTTCCTTCTTAAGTGTTTCTTACCTCTCTTGACTCCAGCAGAGTAGTAGTCTGTTAAGGGCTTGTCCCTCTCACACACTACACACTCTCTGTTGTTCACACTCATACTTTAATGGATGAGCCTACTTCTTTTAGCTTTATTATTAGAGAGTCTATTTTACTTTGAGCAGTGTAATACTCCTCATCAATTAAAGATTCATAGATGTCATCGGTTAGATTATTTATTTCCTTCATGACAAAGTTGACATGATTTACTTTATGGAAATGAACGCCTAACTTTTTCATTCTTAAATCTTAACTAAGGAATCTACATCTACCTTAAACATCTTTACATCTTTTTCTTTATCGTAAGAAACTAATGCATAATCAGGGGTAAGGTTCTTAATGTATATCCTTTTTCCTTCGTGAGTTAATCTTCTTTTCATTAAATCAAGGTCAATACCTTCTTCAAATGTAATCATATTTTCTTAATAAAATATTAATTTAGTTTTAGATAGCTATCAATTTCGCTTTGAGACAAGTCCTCCCATTTATATTGTGGATAGGTTCCATACATGTTTTCATCCTCATTGTAAGGTTCTTTCTTAGACCCTATGTATATTGGAACAACCACATCTTTTTTGCGGTCCCATCTAGTAAAGAACTTTCTAATCATATTTACAGATATATCTAATTTACACGCGACCTGAGGTATAGTAAGTCCTGACTGTGTTAATAATATTATATTCTTTCTGTGAAAATCTGTAAATCTTCTATTGTACTTTCTTTTATATATATAATTCATACTATTTCTCTTATTCTCGTTTTGTCTAAAGTTACTCTTCTCTTATATGATATTAGGTCTAGGTATCTATCGGAGTCTATTACCTTATAATCATTTACAATATAATCAAAATCTCTAGAGGTATTTGCCTTTTCAAAAAAAATCTCCAAATAAAATACTTCTCCTCGTTTATTAAATACATGACCCAAACTAACATCTTTTTCTATACTGTTGTTTATTCTTTCCATTACATATACAATATCATCCCAAGCTACATGTGTTTCGTGATCGGCTTCGATGTTGTCTATAAAGTCAAATGTTATCATTATGTGCTTAGGGTCTCTAGCCGCTGTATACTTCTGTATTACATCCATGTTTTTCTAATTCTTGTAAACGATATTCCTGTAGTTTAGATAGCCTTCCTTTAGTAGTCTTTATTTCCGAAAATAAAACATTAGACCCTGGAGGAATAGCTATCAAATCAGGTATACCATTCTTGTTAGTTTTAATTAATTTAATTACGTAAAAGCCCTGGCTTTCTAACTCTTTAATTCTCTTTGCTTGTACCTGTTGTTCTGTCATTTCTTCCATTTGTTACGACCAACTAAAAGTCCAATGATACCATAGTTAGCTATATCTATAAACGTATCTTCTTGACCTTCACCAGGAACATAGTTCTTTCCACTAATGACTAAGTTCTTTAACCTGCTTATTTTATCAGTTAGCCTTATAGCTAGTCCAGTTAGCGAGAACTTTTTATCATTGTCATTATTGAGATCACCACCCAATGCGATGTTGCTCAACCCATAATCCATTTGCTTTCTCGCAAACAATTCATACATCTCTTGCTGTATGTTTTTAAACTCCTGAGATAACTCTGGATATTCTCTTTCAAATATTTCTATATCTTTCATTTTATTTTATTTTTATTAGTCAGTAATTTTACATCCTTTTTGTAAATTTTCAATAGCCCATAATGGTTGTAGGTTAGTATAATGAAACAACTTATATGTATCTTCTTTTGTTTTAGACAGAGCTAATGGTTTAATATGGTCTATATGCCATTCCCCGTAATTATCCCAACTCATCCCCTCTCTAAACTGACTGCTAACATGTTCTCTTACCTCATTGTAGCTACACCCTAATATCTCTGTGGTTTTACCTATCTTATTAATAATAGCCTTTCTTATTCTGCTTCTTAAATTTAGTTTCATCTTATATAAAGGGTCATTACATCTTCTGTTCTTTTCTCTTTTATTTATATCATCTCTATGTTTTTTAGAATAGTCAGAATTGTAAGTAGAAATATGTTCTTTATTATTAAGCCTCCACTCTTTTATAGCTTCTGATTTAGTATCTCTATGTCTTTCTTTATTCTTTTCGTAATACATACGCAAGTACTCTTTCTGTTTTTCTTTATCTTTATATGACATAGTCTCTTTTAAAATGCTTTAGTGTGTAATCTTTTTTATTATTAACTGCCTGATATATCTTTTTTTCTATACCATTTTTAGAGAAGATCCAATATATTTTATTATGCATTCTTTCTTTAGTAGTCATTCTATCTCTACTTTGCCAGTAACTAGTAGCACTAAAGTCTATATTGTAATATACTAAATACTTTGCCTCTTTCAAAGAAATCCCTTCACGACCACTAACTATTTGTAGTGCAATATTTTTATCAGTAGTATTAAATTCTTCTAACTCTGTAGTTAAATCATCTCCATAAATTTCTTTCAATGCCTTTAACTCAGCTGTAAACTTGTAGAATATACCTATCTTATTGCCCTTAAACTTATTCTTAATATACTTAGCCTTACTGTAATCTAATACTACACTTTTCTTTGATTCAAATATGACTGTGCCTGAACATATCTGATGTAACTTTTGTAATAATTTAACACCTGTATCAGCCAATACTACTTCATCTGATCCTTGTAATACTCTATCTTTCTTAAGCCTTTCGCATAACTCTGTGGTCCTGTCTTCCATATCTACTATTAGTATCTCTTCATCTATAACAGACTTAAATCCTGCTTCTTTTTGAGTGAAAGATATAGTGTAAGGTTTCATAGCTTCAATCACCATGTTCTCATGAGCAAAAGAATAATCAGTAGCAACTCTGATTCCATAATGTATTTGTTTCTTATTAACAAACTTATTAGCCCATTTATAAAAATTAGTATACTCTACAAATGGATTGGTTAAGCACCCATACACCTGATGATATATCTGAGAAAAACTTTCTGGTGTTGGTGTCCCGGACATTAATATTAACTTTGACTTCCATGTTTTTATATCAGCTTTTAATCTCTTAGCTCTAGAAGATGGTTTAGGAAAAGCACCCAATGAATGAGACTCATCAGCAATAACTACATCAGGACTAAATCCTAGGTTTACTTTGTGTGCACTCTCGTAATTAATAACCTGTAATTCAAAAGAAGGATCCATCATTTTATAATCATCTTCAATACTAGATATAGCTTTCTTTTTAGTTAAGAACAAAACTCTTTTTGCACCTAACTCTTCACATACACCAAAGGAAGTAAGTGTCTTACCTGTTCTAACCTCCATTGATAAATATAATAGGCCGTACTTTTCTAGTATCACTGATCCTTGACCAATAATTTTCTCT